CACCATTAAGGTATGCCAATTCCGTTGCAGTTGTAATACTAGCTACTAAAGCACCTCCGCTATTAGAACTTACTGCTCTATTTGCAGTTAAAGAAATTGTACTTTGTTTATTGTTAAATGTATTCCAATCTGTTGAAGATAAATAACCATTAGAAGAAGCAGTAGATTGATTGATAGTAAATGTCAAAGAACCATTGACAGGCGCACCGCTACCTGTAATTGCTAATACATTTGTAGGGGATGAACTAACACTACCTAAAGTAAATGTACCTGCTTTGCTATCAATTTGTGCCTGTACATTAGATGTAACTCCATTTAAATAAGCTAACTCTGTTGCAGTTGTAATACTAGCTACTAAAGCACCTGAACTATTAGAACTTACCGCCCTATTAGTATTTAAAGAAATAGCATTCTGTTTTCCATTAAAAGTATTCCAATCAGTAGAACTTAAAAATCCACTTGTAGATGTATTAGCTTGACTTAAACTTATAACATTACCTGAAATGCTTAAAGGTGCAGATGCGCCTGTTAGTCTTAAACTATATGCAGTATCTGCATTTGCTCCCTGCGCTGCAGTTGCAAAATCGCCTGTGTTATTATTAGCTGCAGTACCAAATGTTCTATATGCTAAAACATCCGTTCCAATAACTAATCCCAAAGATGTTCTTGCAGTTGCTGCGTTTAATCCACTAGCACCACCATCCCATTTTAATCTATCAGCAAATCCTGCATCCCATTCTGTTTGTTTAGCAGTTGTTGGTATAGAATACCCTGCAGTAAATGTAAGTGCCAAAGTACCACTTGTTGTAATAGGTGTACCTGTTATACTTAATCCTGTTGGTACAGTCATAGCAACACTAGACACTGTACCTGTTCCACCAAATAAACTTGATATTTGACTTAATGTAATCTTTTTTAATTGCCCTGTTGCTGCATCCCCCAATACCGTTAAATCATTTACTGAAGGTGCTACATTAGTTGCTAATTCGTTTATCTTTTTACTTTGCATATTATGGTATTTGACAGGTATCGTTTAATGAAGATAATGTTAATGAAAAGTCTATTTTAACACCTGCTAAATAATCAGGGTCTGATTCCGTATAAAAAGAAACAGTCATATTATCACTAGCAATCCAATTATAAATAGGGTCTCTTAATTCAGCAACCATATCCTGACCTATTAAAGTCATATCACTTAGTACCTCTGTTTCGTTTGTTTCTTCCATTAACATTCTATCCATAACATAGATAGAAAAATTGTATTGTATTTGTTTAGCTAAAATCTGTGCATCTGTTAAACTAAAAAACATAGCAGGATAAGTAACTTCGCCATTACTTAACCTTTCCCATACATCCCCAAAATACACGAACTTAATTTGCTCGTGATTGTTTGCGAATGTTGTTATTTGTTTTACTATTTGATTTAGTGTTAATGCCATTTGTTTTTGTTTTTTCTAAATAAACTTTTAGCTTATTTTGATTTTTAATATTTGCTTCTTTGCTCATATTAGCAGCCTATTTTACCTTGATATTTTTGTGCTAGGTTTTTATTCTCATAACAACTATCATCCTCTAAAAACAAAGATGAAGTGTAACCTTCTAAATCAGGAACTATTGTGTCTATTCCGCTTGTAAAGTTTAAATATTCAGGGAACATAGTATTGTTCTGTCTCAAATATTTAATCAATCTTTGCTTATAAAATTCTGCTCTAGTTCTGTATCTGTTTGCCACATCAATCATATCCTGCATTGATGGATTCTCTTGATTGTCTCCACCTTTGCGAAGCAATCCTTTGTTATAAAACTGATATGATAAGCCCATTGGCAATTCACTCATAACATAATAGATAAGGCAATCAGTAACATAGTTATCTAATAAACCTTGTTCATCCATATTTAAGGTGCAGTTATTAACTCCATCTTGTAATCTGTTATATAATGTACTACCTAATGCAGGTAAAATATACATATCTTGTGCAGTCTTGATTTCAGGTAAAACTAATTTTTCATCCACATTAGCGTGTAAGCCTGTTCTATCTTTAATACTCTGTACCGATATGAATAATGTATTTAATGACATCTTATTATTTTTTTCTTGTAACTATGTTTGTTTTCCACTCGTGTCTGCAAGATGCGCTTATTCTTCCATTATTGTTCCACCAACCACCACCTCTATCCCAAACTGAATAACCTAATCTTGCTGACATTTGTTCAATTTCACTTCTGCTATAAAATTTATCTGCTCTTATTAAATTTTGACAAAATGGTCTGCTTGTAGATAAATTTGAATCACTAAATCCTGATTTCCATTCGTAAGAATATCTAACAAGCATTTCTGTTGTTGTAGGTTTTACTTCACCTATAGTTTTGCTTAATGGTTTTACTAATTGTCTTTCAACTACAACATTTGAATCAATCCCTTTTCCTATTTTTTTATCAATAGAAGTTATAATATTTCTTTCTTCTAGGCTTCTAATTACTACTATAACTTCAGCTACACTAACATTTAAAACCTGTGCAAGAACTTCAGGAGTAATATCTTTCTGCTTAGAAATTTGGTCTAAAATATTAGATTCTAATTGATTAACTTCTGCAAACATTTGATAATCAGTATCATCTGAAAATCTTGTTTTCTTTTGCCATACATTATAACTATCTTTTACATCACCAAATTCAAAAAATACTTTAAATTCTTCATCTGAAAATTGAGTATTTAATTCTTCTTCACCTAACCAAAGAGTTACTTCTTCATCACTTAATGCGTATCCTGTTTTAAGCATTGCAGTTGCTTGTTCTCTATTGATTTTACCTTTTGCAAATTCACGAATAATGCGCTGCATATTCTGCCACTCTCTGCCCTTTAAACCTTTGATATGTTCATTAACAGATAGTTCCTGTACAGGTGCATTAACATCTGCAACAGGAGCATATTTAGTCATATCAATACCAATCTTTTCTAATATCCATTCTTTAGGCGCAACCGATACTATTGTAGCCTCACTAAATTCAATACCTATTGGTTCTGTAGGAATAATCTTAATTTCACTTTCAACACCTTTAAATTTAGCTAACATATTAAAGATACTTTCTAAATGCATTTGTTTAGCATTTACATAAGTGTTCTTAAATATTTCATAGCCATCACGCATTTCTGTTCTAGTGCCTAACTTACCTGCTTCAGCAATTCCCATAATTGAAGGGGTAGTAACTTGATGCCCACTAAAAATATTAGTCTGAATCAATTCATCTATCTTACCAAAGTCCTCTTTTGTTAAATCACTTGTACCTAAATCATCAATAACAGGCTTTCTAGATATGTCATTCACAAAGGCAATCATATACTTTTTGCCATCTGCACCACTATATGTCTTTCTAATTCTATTATCTACATTTCGCTTTTCCTCATCATTAGGTTCCCCATTTGGTAAAGTAATAAGTTTACTAGCAGAAAACCCTGTCTGTGCATTTCCTAAGATATGCTTAGATACCTCAATGTCAGATTCAATATAGTTTAATGCAGCAAAGTATGAAGGCAATCCATATATACCAATATTAGGTCTGTATTCCTTAACATATAAAATCTGCTTACCTGTTGGTTGCTTAGGATTAAATGCAGCAATTACTTCAGGCTTTACCTTGTTATCCTTCCAATCTTCTTTATACCAATACTGCGTATTATCTTTATTTGTGCGCATCTTTGTATAATCACAATGCCAAATCTCTGCAAGATTACCTGATAAATCCCAAATGATTTCTAAAAATGAACCACCAAAGATTTCAATATCCAATGATACCTTTCTAGTTAAATCATTTAAAGATTCAACTCTATTTGCTTTGTCTATGAATGCCTGTGCATCAGGCTGACCTGACCAACCATTGCCTGTAATATAATGTACCTTACTTTTAATAATGGCACTATGCTTAGAAGACTTATTATATAAATCTACTATGTATTCAGGATAGTCATTGTTTTCGCCATATTTAATGTACCCACCATCAATACCTTTTTTCTCTTTGAATTCAGGCTGTCTAGCTTCTGCGAATGTTAATACTCTTAAATCTATCATTGTCTAATTGTATAAGTGTCTGTTGTTGTATATTGGTTATATGTCAAGGTAGAACCTGAAAGCCACATAATCCCTGTTTCTAGCTTATTTAAGCCTGTAATATCTAAATTGGTAGTACTAGCCTGTTCATATATTTCATAGGTGTACTGACCTTCTAATGCGTTTTTAAACTTAGTATTTGTAACGATACTAAATTGATTAAATCTGTCTTTGTATAAACTTGTATCTGCTGCGTTTAATACTACGAATTTAATGACATTATTACTACTCCTATTCGTGAACACAAATAAATAATTAGGGTTAGTCAATAACTGCTTTTCAGTTAATGTCATAACAATAGTATTAGTTTCGCCTTTAGTTAAATGTATCATCAATTATAAATAGCAATTATATAAATATTTACAAAATGAATCAGTAAAGGTAAAACTTGACTTATGTTCTAATAAAGCAAGTCAATAACTTTACTTTTTGACACATAAAAAACCCCCACCTTGTTTAAGGGTAGGGGAACTAAACTATGAAAAACTACAAACTTTTATCCTGCAGTTGTAAGTGCAGCAGCAACTGTGCTATTTACTTCAGGTGCTAATGCAGGTTCTGCACCTGTAAAAGTCAAAGTGTAACCACTTCTATCACCTTCAGCAGTTCCTGATGTTGCGTTTCCTGCAGTCAAATCTAATGCTCTAGTTTTACCTAAGTAGAAAAACTTGCCATTATTATCTTTTGCAACCGCTACAAGTCTATTCTGTGCCAATAACAAGATTTCGTTTCTTGTATTTGCTTGTAGCTTATTTAAAATTATTGTCAATTCAGGAGTAAAATACAAAGTGCCATTTTGAACATTTGATGCCACATTCTCTGTGAACAAAGATGTTCCTTTTGTTAATTCGTATTTATAGAATCTTTTACCTACGGCTTTTGTTAATGCAGTAATTACACCACTTGCTTCGGTTGTAGATGTTACATCTGAACTTGCAATAAAATAAACTTCCGTAATTCCACCTAGTGAATCACGGCAATCTAAGGTATATCCTTGTGTTAATGCGCACGGCATAATATATTATTTTATTGTTTTAAAAAATGGGGAGTATATTTCAACTCCCCTTTATAATTAGATAGTTACCTTTACGATTTCATCAGGGAATGCAACGTTCACACCCATTTTGAATTCTGCAGCAAATCTTACTTCATCAGCTTCTTTAGCAAAGAAGATTTCAAACTTTTCTTCTTCATTCAATAAGTCTGTACCTAAGAACAAGTTGCTTAAACGCATTGCGTAAACATCATTAGTTCCGTTAAGACCTTGTAAAGCTACTACTTTAATTGAAGTGCCAGGAAGTACAAATTCAGAATCAGCCTTACCATCAAATGCATAGTTGAACATATTTGCGTTCTTCAATGCAATAGTGTAAGTTCTGAAAGTATCCATACCACAAACAATAACCATATCATCAGCAGCTACTACTTTTGCAGGGATTGCTCTGTAAACACCATCAAATAAAGAAATTACGTTTGCAGCAGTAATAGATGTCAAAGGCGCACCTGAAATAAATCCTGATACGTTTGCATCAACAACACCTGAAGCAGCACCAATCAATTTGATTAAACCATCAAACTTGTTTAAGTTACCGTTTGCAGATGCAGTATCACCCTGCCAAATTGCACTCTCTAATTGAGAAGCAATAGTCTTTGCTTTCTTGTCAGAAAATTCTTGCTCAAAAGGAATTGAATCGTACTGAGAACCTGTAGGTAAAGCCTTTTGTAAATACTTAGATTCTAATGTCTTAGGACATAAAGCCTCTTGTACTTTGATTTTACCAACTGTTACAGTTCTTTGTGTGAAAGAAGTTGTACCTGATGCGTTCCAACCGCAAGTACCACCTGCTTGGAAAAATGCATCTGTGTCCATAATGTTGATTGTCTCTGCAGACTTTACACCAACCATTACGTTACCTGCACTCTTAATTAAAGATGCAGTTTTTGCGCCTAATACTGAAGAAGTAACCAATAATGCTTCGTTCTCTTTAGTATAGTTCGCTAATGTGCTTACTGAAAATGCCATTGTTTATTAATTTATTTGTTTAAAATTGCGTTTCTATATTTCTCCAATCTTTCGTATTTACTATCATTAGTACTTACATAAGATTGAAATGCGTTTGCTGCTCTTTGAGTAGGCTCTGCAGTTGGGGTGTTTGAAAGTGCTTCTACTAATTCAGCTACTTGTGCAAACCCTTGTTTTACTTTGCTCTCTAATTCAGCAATTTTCGCATCTAATTCCATTTTTTTCTTCTCGTAATCTTCCTTTAATTCTGCAATCATTGCAGTTGTGTCTTGTGCAGGTTCAACAGGTGCAGCAGGTGCAACAGGTTCTACTTCTACAACATCTTCTTTAGGAGAAGAAATTTCTACGATAGCACCTAATTCATCAACTGTAATAGATGTACCATCCATTAATTGATGCTCACCCATTGGAGCAGGTGAACCATCAGCCATTGTAACCATACCACCAATTTCTAAAGCAGATATCATAACTTTCGTTCCATCTACTAAAGAATATTCAGCCATTTCTACCTTAGTTACTTCAGCTGCTACAGGAGCAACAGGAGCAACAGGCTCAACAACTTGTGGCATATCTTCAAATAATGCTCTTATTTGTTGTAATGCTTCTTTTGGATTCATTTTTCTTTTTATTTAAATGTTAATAAATATTATTGTTTATCACTTAGAACTAAATTTGTTCTAATATGTTAATTATCTTCTGCATTTTAATTTCTTCATTAGTTAATTTAGGAGTATAATTAAATATACCCTCAATAGAAAATCCATTAATTAATCCTTCTTTTACTTTCTCCCATACTTCATCATTTTCTACTAGCATAGATACAAACCAACTGCCATCAGGTGCATCCTCAAATCCTTTCATTGGTTCAATACCTCTAGATTTATCACTAATAAAACTTTCAAACATTGTAACCCCTGTCTCAATTTGGTTAGGGTCGTGCATTAAGTTAACATTGTTCTGATAACCTTTTTTAAAGTATTTCTGAACAATCTTTGTAATAGTATCTTTAGAAAAAGCAACATAATAATCCCCAAAAGAAGCATCGCTTCTAAAAATAGGAGTATCAGCCAACATAGCGCAACCACTAATAATACGCTTATCTTCACTAATAATTTGAAACTTTTGTTCATTTTTAAACGCATTCCAATTCTTTTGAATGGCAGGTCTATCTACTAATGAAACGAACTGCACCTCTGCATCATCGTTTAAATCATCAGATATTTCCAACATATATAAAGGTAATTCCATACTCATAAATATATTTTTTTTAAATATTAACTAAATCTTGCTCTTTGTCTTATTGCAGTTATTCTTTCTTGACTGCTAGTAACATCACTTTCAACTACATAGGCTCTTACTGCTTGATTCCCAATATCGTTAATAGTCTGTTGGCTTAGGTTAGTTGTTTGTGCCTGTGGTAATTGTGGTGTAACAGGTGCAGACATATTGATATTTGCACCTATACCTGCTCCTGCATTATTAGGTAATGGAGTAGCCATAATCTTTTTAACACTCATAAAGCCTGAAGCAATAGTTGTAGCTGCAGCAATAAAGTTAAATGGGTAAGGAACATCTTTTAATGCTCTTGTAGCACCTGTATAGGTATTCATTACTGCCTGTGCAATAGCTAATGCCTTACCTGCAGCAGATTCCCTACCTACTATTTCAATAGCTGCATTAATACCTGCGTTTAATATATTTAGCTTTTCATCTTGAACTTGTCTTTCTAATGCTATTTTTTGTGCAGCAGTTTGTTTATCAAATGCATCTAATTCAGCTTGTGTATGCATTCTGCTTGTGATATTTTGCCTTTCTAGTTCCCTTGTTTTATCAAACAAATCTAATTGGTCTTTAAATTTAGCTTCACCATATGCTTTACTTAATTCATAATCTGCTATTAATAATGCTTCTTGTTCTATTCTTGCTTGTGCTTCTCTATTTAATCTAGCTACATTAATAGCATCATCTAATGAAGCTAATTCTATTTTAAGTGCAGCAGATTTTTCATTGAATGCTATTTCTGCATCTGTTCTTGCTTGTGTCCCAACATTATAATTATTAATGTTATCTTGAAGCCTTTTAAGTTCTAAATCAGCTTCTTCAGCACTAATCTGTTTTTTTGTTTGTAATTTTAATACTTCATCTTTAATCAGTTCTGCATTTGCTTTTCTTTCATCTAATGTAATCTTATTATTACTAGCTGCAATAGAAGCATCTAATGCTAATTTTTCTTTTGCTAATCCTGTTTGATTAACTAAATATTCAGACCTTAATCCTGCAACCTGTGCTTCAATACCTGCTTGTTCATTAATAGCTTCTTTTAATGCAACTTGTAATTCAATACTTGTTCTATTTTGTGATAGTTCAGCAGAAGCAGCAGCAACCTTAGTTGCAGCTAATTTCTTCATTGCCTTTTCTTGTTCATCTAAAACACCACCTAATTTATTATTCGCTGCTATTCTATCATCTATGCTTTTAAATTCATCATCCCTTACTTGTCTTAATGTTTCAGCTTGTCTATCATATTTTTCAACTAATCCTGATAATTCTGCAGCAGCTAACTTTGCATTATTTTGAAGTGCTATTATAGCCTTAGATTGTTCATATACTGCTTTTACATTTATTTTAGATGCCTTATCAACAACACCGCTAACTACATCAACAACAGATGCTGCTGCAGCACCAAAATTGTTATATATTTTTTTACCTGCTTCAACTGCGCTATCTGCAGTTTGACCTAAAAAAGTTTTAGTTTCTTCAATTCCTTTTGTTAATTCTTTTATCTTTTCAATATCACCACCACCAAAAAAAGAATCTTCCCACGCTAATTGTGCTTGTTGTATAAATAATTTAATCCCACCAAATGCTAATTTTAATGGGGTAATTGCTAGTGTTAACAATCCTGTCATTACCTTAGTTAATGCATCAAATCCATTAGTATTTTTAGATACTGAAGAAGTTACATCTATAAAAATATCAATTAATTTATTAGCTATTGCAGCAATAGTACCAAATACTGCTGCTACTGAATCTGCTACCTTTTGATTTTTAGATAGTGTTTCTTTAAAGAAATTAAATGCACCTGCAATTATAGAAATTACACCTAATGATTTAATCGTATTTCCTAAAGATGAAAATGCACCCTGACCTTCTTTGGCAGACTTAACACTTTCTTTTGTCTTATTATTTAGATTGTCTACATTTTTAGAACCTGCTTCTGTATCAATCGTTATCTGTAAATTTAATTTTTCTTCTGCCATTAGTATGTTGTTTCAATTACTTTTAATAAACTTATTTTCGTTGTGTTGTATTCCATAGGATTATATCCTTCTACCGTATTTAATCTAAATAGTACACCATCTATCCAAATGTATTTGCTAAAATCTAGGGTATTAATATCAACAGTATTTAATAATGCTGAACAAGTTAATAGCTTACTATCTTTATTTGTTATTTCAGCTATGTACTCACTATGATATACATTAAATAGATTAGCAGTTGGATAAGATGTTGTACTTATATATACTTCTTTTGGCGCACCAAAGTTTATATCTTCTATTGGTATTCCACTACCATTAAAATGTAAATGCCCTGCATATCCATAGTATGTGCCTGTATGCAAGTTTCCATTATTATCTTGATTTCGTATATGCCAACTATGTACCCCTGTTATTTTTTGAACCTGCATTATTCTAATAACACTATCCATTTGGTCTTCCTTAGTATTATTGTTAGATAGTTTAAATATTTGTGTTACTCTTTTTTCTTCCCCTGATATCTGTACTAATGGACTAGATGCAAATATTACTTCAAGTGATTCTGTATCTTTACTGAAATCATAATTAGTATCATATAACCTATCGCCATAGTTTTGATTATATTTCTTTTTATAGTTTTCATTGTAATAGTCTGAATCATCTTTGTATTTATATTGGTAGTACCTTGCATTTAATTCACTCATTGGCTTGATGCTTAATGGCTTAGACCTGTCTATTTTATCAGACCAATCTAAAGCATTAGCACTTGTTGTTGGGTAAAAATCAATGTATGGTTTTATATAAATCTTTTTATCATTAAATATATCATCATAGACATAAAGATTATACATTTTGCAAATGCTTAAAAAAAAATCTTTTTGGAATATCCCTTTAGGTATTACGTTTTGAATATCTATTGTTTCCCCATAATTTACTTTTACTACTTGACTTGATGAAGTAGATAGTGTTAAATTACCACCTAAAACAGTTAAACTATAACTTGATGAACTTGTTAAATCAAATGTTATTGTTAACGTATCATTCTGTGCAAATGTGATTGCATCTAATGCTATACTTGCTTCAAAATAATGATTTGAAAATCCTGAACCTACATAGTAACTGCCAATTATAGCACCGTTTTTTCTAACATTTAATGTACCTGTATTACCTAGATTATAAATCCCACCTAAACGTAAAACTAAATTTACTGTTGTACTTGTTGCACTTGTATATGTAAATAAATAATTACTTGTTAAAGTAAAGTTTCCTAACTGACTAGAACTATATTCTATATTTATCTGATTATAATTTCCTGTGTATCCATTACCTAAAGGTGTAGCAACTAATTGAATATTAGTAACCTTAGACAACTCTTTTTGATTATGTGGAATAATAAGTCTTTTAAAAGCATCTGTATTTAATAATGGAAATTCGTAACTATATCCACTACCTTCTAAAATCTTTTCTAGGTATTCCTTTACAAACAATGCAGGTCTAAATGTTAATACACCATAATCTCTATTATTTGTATTTCTATAAGTTCCATAATCAATCAATGGGTAGTAATATCCTGAACCATAACCTGAACTATTGTTAGTGCCTCTTGCGCCTGATACTTCCCAACTAGCAGTTATATTTGATTCAAGAAAAGAATGATTATATGCGCTAAAATCTAAATCATCTTCAGGATTCTCTATGTTTCCTGTTAATCTTTTATTTCCTAATGCAGTTATAAATCCGCCTAACTCACCAAATACTGAACATTGATATTCAATAGCTTTGCCATCTATAATAATTTCTAGTATTCTTAATGTTCCTTTAAAGACCTGTATTTTATCTATAAAGATTCTACATTGAGCAGACTTAGCAGCATTATAATTATAATTAACATTAGGCAAATTATCATTTGTAAAATTAGCATTACCTAAATCAAATACAAACCCAAATACTCTGTTATTTGTAGAATTACCTGCAATATTAATAGTCTTTGAAAATGATGTATTCTTTGAACCGAAATCCATAATATCATCAATGGCATAGGTAAATTCTGTGCTTAACTCTTTAGATAAATCTAACTTGTAATCTTCTATGTATATTTCTGTGCTAACCATTATCTGAATTGACTGTTTACATATTTAGATATTTCAATGTCTATTTCAAAATTAAATAACTTATCTGCACTTTCTAATTTGTATTGATAGTTATTATTACTAATCGTAACAGGGAAAAATGCACCCTGTACTTCCATATAAACAATAGGACTAGCTACCAACTGTGCTAACCAATCGTAATCCTGTTGGCTTACCCAATCAGATATTAAATGAAACATATCCTTATGTTGGATGGCATAGTTAACTGTGCTTTCATTATACTTGTTATAGGCATCAATGTTTTTCATTGCGTTACCTGATAGCTGCCATTCGTTTTTTCTATAGCTTGTTTTTGTGAACTCACTAGACCTTCTATTCACCAATGCAAATTTCATTGTGTCCCAACCACCTAATCTATTTAAAAAGTTTAGGTTGTATTGTCTAAATTTAGGATAACACTTCTGTTTGAATTGTAACTTTCTAGATTCTGCTGCACCTAATTTGATATAAACATTATACCCATAAGCAGATTCTGTTATTAAACTTCTACCTGCAAAAGTATTAATACTAGCAGCAGAACAGTTAAACAGGTTCATCTGTCCACTAAATGTAATTGAACCACTAGCAGTATCAAGTATAGAACCTGCTTCACTAAGGACATCTATTTTAGCAGAGTAAGACCCTGCAGTTACTCTAAAGAATGTAGCATAAAAATTATCACCGTATTCAATCGTAATATTATTTGTATCCCTTTCTGTTAACCAATCATCTGTAAAGTTTTCTATTAATAGATTGTCATAGTAATCAGATAGCACCAATGGATTATCCTCATTAGTAAATAGTATGTCTGCAAATAAAGGTGGGTAGTAATTATATGCACTTAACGCACCTGAAGCCATATTTAGGTTAGTAATTAAATTACCACCTGATACATATTCCTCTCCTATTTTAATGGTAGAATCAACCTTTATTTTATCATTAGATGCTACTAGGATAGAAGAACCTGAAGGCTCAAAGTAGTTAGTAACAAAAGACCTTACCATAGGGGAAGGATTAAATACACCATAGCTACCTTCTGCAGATGGTGATGGATATACTTTAGTTCTACTTACCTGTGAGCCGTTAACGTAAACATCATATACGAACTTAAATGCAGTTACACCTGAAGCACCTATAGTGTTAGAACTAGATACATACCATAAGTCATCGTGCATACTTGAATAAGGAGCAGGACTGCTTTGAATTGTTATTGCCATTGTTTATTTTCCTTTTGTTTCTTTTGTAATATTTGCTGCTATCCTTACTGCAGTATCACTTATAACTGCATAAGCTACTGCATCTGTAAACTTTTTATCAAATACCTGTGCTACTGCATTATCAAAATACTTAGTTTGTTTAATACCTTTCTTTTTAATATTAACAGATATTGCATATGCTAATGCTCTTTTATTACTAGCAGTTGTAAGTATAGTCTTTAGTGCTTGTTTCTTTTTTTGCGTTGGGCTTATACCTCCATCCCTGCTAGTTGTTACATTATCTGTTCTAACAGATTTCCTAGCCTTATTTAGCCAAGTAAATATATTAGCTGCCATTTTTCTATTAGGGTATATTGTCTTAAATGAATAAGGACTATCTGAAGGTTCACCACTAATCTTACCTTTAACACCTTTGTTAATATAATCAAAATACTTAATCTGTTCGCTACCTGAAGGATAACCTAAGTTTAAAACATATTTAGTACTAAATTTTGTAATTGTAGGAAATGATACTTCTGTAAGTTTACCACTAGCTATTGACCCTGACTTTTCTAAATTAGCTAATATAGCATCATTAAATTCTAATCCAAATACAAGCAAAGTCTGTTCAAGAATAGGCAGTTTCTTGCTATTCAATACCGTATAGTCGCCACTTCCAATCTTTTGAATATAGCCATTCCTTAGTGCTTCTATTTGATTTCTACTAATGCTCATACCAATAAATAGATTAATAGGCTTAAAATAACTATCCCCACCTTTTTAGGGATGGGGATGTTAACCAAAAAATCCAACTATGAAAACTATCTAATCTTTTTTATCTGCTCATTATCGTAATCATTCTTAGCTTTTAAATAGGATAATGTATTTAAGAAATGAATAACCTTTAATTCATATACATCCTGTAAAACTATTGCCTCGTGTTCACATACTATTTTTGCGCAGTATTGCCACCCAAAAAACTCCATAAAATTGCTGCCACCTTTTCTGCTTTCTCTACTGTCAACCCCTGTTTGTTCATACTCTCCATCAAATAATCCTTTGTAATTGGCATCCAATCGTTGAATACTTGATAAAAAAAAACAACAGAAAAATAGACTTCTTTAAAATTAGCATACAAAATATCATTAGCATATTCTTGATGCAGGTCTGAATCATATTTTAAATCTACATATTTAAACCATTTCCTTTCCTGTGGAATAACTACTGAAGCAGCAACCTTATGTAAATTAGGTATTAAGTCTTTCATAAAAAACTTGCTTTCTATGTATCTTGCAGTATTAATATCTTTAGCATCCTTTATAAACCTGTACCTTCTTTTATTTGCAATGATTCTATCTACAGGAACTCCTTCATAATTATCCTTTAAGAAATATAATTCAGACCTGTATTTGTCTAATTCTTTTTTAGGCAGTTTATTTACTTCATTTTCAGTTAAACTGTTTATAATTGCAATTAGCTTATGTTCAATGTCCTTTTCTGTCCAATCTTTAGATGGGTTAGTTATTATTGGATACATCTGCTGATACTGCCAAACACTTATTTTGTCCCACATAGTTGCTTAATTTTAGATAAAGATACTGCAATTAAATATACTAAACAAGCTAAAGGAACTGAAATAATTGTAAACTTTAATAATTCATATGTAAATATTAATGCTTCTTTCATTGTATTTGTTTTAAAAAAAACCACCCCAAGTACCCAAATTACTACCTTTGTTATTTTTTAATATTAAAAATTTTCTTGAGGTGGTCTATGCTCTTAAATGTTTTGAAATATCGCAACTACTAAGAATGCGAATATAAGAA